GTTGGCCCGAGAAAACAGAGAATTTGTACAGCAGAACATACAACCGGATTGGAGCCGTAAAACAGCCATATTTAATTTTATGATCAACAAACCCAGGTCCAATAGACGTCGGTTATTGGCACTGATCGAACAGCATCGGTTAACCAACTATTGTCATTCTCTTGCATGGAAGACAAACGACGTCAACAACATCCCTGTGACCAACTATGTGTTTGGACCCGAAGTTATCATGGACCAAGGAGTTCGTAATGGCTCATTTAAAAACGCACACACCTATAACAAACTGTTGCAGGCCACAGTGTTTGAACCCACTTGTGTTTCATTGATAACCGAACCTGCTTACTATGAACGAGAAACCATTGTGACAGAAAAGACACTGATGGCTCTGTACGCCGGTACCATCCCAATCTGGGTGGGCGGCTGGCGCATAGCAGACTATATGACCAGCATGGGATTTGATGTGTTTGATGACATTGTTGATCACAGTTACCAAACAGAGTTGGATCCTGGTCGCAGATGTGATCTTGCTGTGGAACTTAATCTTGGATTGTTGAACAACTTTGATCTAGCACACCGCAGTCTTGATCCTACAAGATTGCAAAACAACTACAAGTTGTTACAGCAAAATGTTTTTCTTAAAGATGTAATGAAAAAAACAAATGCACAGCCAGAGTTGCAGTCAATAGTTGACCAGGAACTTTTCTAAATCACCATACAGTTGCGCCACCACTGCTTCACGACTGCCAAACATATAAACACCAGTTGGTATACGCTTGTCTATTCTGATGTAATACGGGCTTTGTAGTTTACGGTCCAGTGTCAGTATGATTCGTCGATTGCCTGGGGTTGGTTTGATCTCCAACTCGTAGTGATCTAATTCCAACACACGACTGAATATATAAAATCCATGTTCGGTAAGTCGCATGCCACCAGTCTTGCGAATATTTGACCACCAGGTCCTGAGTGCGACTTCAACTGGCTCGTCAAAGCCTTCTGGTAGATTGGCCACCAGTGCTTGTGTCAGTTTTGTTTTATCACGCACTGTTGGGCTGAACTTTGTCGCCCTGAGTCAGCAACACCACTGTAAACTTGTCTGTCTTGAACTGTGCGTTTAATTTTTTTGAAAGATTGTGTGCATGGCCAGGATTACTAAAACTAACTTTTTTATACTTGGGCCCAGGGTGTTGTACCAACATGTTGCTGGTCTTAAGATTGATAGGAGTGTCGTCGTAAAATACTGCCCACACACCCGTAGACGACAAGACTTGTTCAGTCTTGTATGTGCTCTTATTGGTTAGTTCTAATAGAACTTTGGGCTTTGGTCTACTCATATCATTAAACTCCTACATTTTATTTATGACAAATATAGGGACTTTAAAATGATCCGCCCTTCATCTCCACAGTGATTTCGTTTTGTTGTGCAGTGTTCACCGCAGACTCTCTCACAGCCTGTAATGTTATGAGTAGTCTGGTTAAATCGGCATGTAGGTCTTTGGCGTCTTTGATGGGCATGGTAAAATCTCTAGCACCACGTGCTTCAAATCCTTGCAGTCGCTCAATGAATCGTTGAATGTGTATCATTGTGACACTGCTTCTTTGGTCTTAAATGGACCTTGGTACGGATAGCGTTGCAATGCAATCAATTTGGGATCCTGTACCACTTTCCAATTGCGGCCTCGCTTGATAGAATACCAGCCGGCGGCAAACCAACTTTTACTTTTGGATGTTTTGGTATATATTGGCAAATGATGTACCACATCCCATACAGGATTATAACACCGCCCCGACACTGGATATCCGTGTACAACGGTGTTGTCCGGCTTTGACACAACTTTTTCTTCGGCAAACACAATATTTGATTCACGAGCCGCAAGTTTAATCGTTTTGAATTGTTTTACTTGATTATTGATACGCACTTGGTATCCACCATTCCAGGCTTCGATGTTGCCGACTTTGCGATCATCTTCTTGTAAGATCCAGAATTGTTTATCTGCTACTACTTTAGCTACTAACATTTAAAACTCCTTTATATGTTTCATTTAACCAACGGCCAAATCCTTCGGCGTTTTCACTGCATCGGACCAGATCATACTTGCCACAAAACTGCATGAATCTCACACCAACCTGTCCAACGTCCTTGTTGGATACCTGTTCAATAATGGCCAGATCCACTGTGTCTTTGACAGCATCAGGTTGATAGGTAAGATCGATCAATTGTCTATTGCGCTCGTAATCGTCCAACACACGATGTTCTTCGCCATTGTGGTCGGTCCAACGTTGCAACATCATGTTGTTCCAATTGTAGCCTTTGGTAGTTCGGTCTGCAAAGGCCTCCTGGAGACCAACCTTATTCTTTGTGCCTTTTGTGCGTACTCCTGGATATGCACTGAACACATTGTCTGAGGTATCGCCTCGCATGCACTTTTCAAAAAGTAGCCACTGGGGGTCCGGTGGGATTTTTGCTTCTTTAGTTTTTTTATCAACAACTGGCTTGTTTTTAGCATCAAAGATGCCGGTGGTGGTGATGAGTTCGTCTGTGATACCATTGTATTGTTTTACATTTGCGGCCACCAGTTGTACAAAATCTGTGTCGCTTGAAATTACTATATGTTCGTCTTGGGGATGCAATGCAATCCAACGGGCGATGATGTCATCGCCTTCGGCAGTGGCGCATCTAATTACACTACAGTTGGTTTTCTCTGCCAAGTATTTAGTCAGGTTGTCAAATGCTTCCCAAAACATTTTGTCTTCTTCTGCTTCTGCTTCGGTCAGTGCGGCTCGAGCAACAGCACGATTGGCTTTGTAGGGTTTGTAGTGATCTTTGCGCCAGCTACGACCTTCTAGTGCAAACACCACATGATCTGCTTCAAAACGTTTGACAACTTTGTTGGCACTCATCAGCGTTGTGTGCAGTGCTACTCCGACTTTTTCCCAAGGATCGCTGGCACGAAAAGCAGTGTGCCGGGCACGAAAAAACATATTGGCTGTGTCAATTAACACATAACGCATAGGAAACCTCAGACTTTGTTGTTTGCATTAATGTATTGTAACATAAAACGATTCCAAAAGCTATGGCCATCCTTGCCAAAATGCCAGGAATTGGGCGCAACCGTATCTATTCCTGCGGCCCTAATTTGGGCGTTGTATGTGCCTGTAGGACTATATGGGTCAATATAACTGTTGCCCCAATCTTTTCGATCGGCAATGGCACTGAAATCATTGTTGCCATTGAAGAAAATATGGTTGACGCCTAATTGATTTAATTCGGTGTGTAATTGCCAGATTTCTTCGTGTGCCCGCTGAGTTTTTTGTTCCCAATCTACACCCACAACAAACTCTTTGTAGCGTTGCTGATGGGCAACTGGCACATCGTCCATACCGCTGGCACCAATTTGATAGTACACACCGTCAATCAACCACTCTTCGCGTTCCCAGGTACTCCATTGTATCACCATCAACACTTCTTCTGGGTGGCGTATTTTTTTTAACCAATTTCTTGTTGTGCGTAAAATTCTAGTATTACTACTGGCACTTTCAGCATCACAGTGAAAACTGGCACGTAGTACATCGCTTAATCGTCTGCCCCAACTCACTGCTAAGTTTTCAGGGTGTGGTGCACGGCCCATGTAAAACAACTGTCCGTCGTCCATGGCAAACGCATGTGGATTGACTGCTTCAGCTGCCGCGGTGTGGCTGTCACCGTTCACATATAAAATCATAAAATTTTATGTTTTATAATATGGTCGTACATGACATTCGCCCACATTGTGTGAGCTGACTCTTCAAAATGTAACCAGCCCGGCGTAATTTCTTTATAACCTTGGCGCTGGCACCATTCAGTGTAGATTAGCTCTCTAGAGTATGGTGTTAAGAATGTATTGTTCCAATCAAGTTTGTTTACTTCGCTTGGCAAAATATATTCTTCAAACGCATTAAAAAACAAATGCGGAATTTTTTTGTACTCTAACAGCTTGTGTACGTTGAAAATTTTATTATGCCAGTAAGCACCTTGTACCATTCTCCAATGGCCATCTTTTTGAACGTTTTTAACGTAGTGATCGTAACGTTCTTGATATTCAGCAGGAACCGGAATTCCCACGCCAATCTTGTTTATTTCCCAAAATTGACCCTTGCCCCATGCGTCGACTAGAAACCATTGTACGCGACTAAACTGTGTCCACCCAATCACTACCAGATCAGGTTTTTGACTATTGGGATTGTTTAAAAAATCCAGTGTTTGTTCGTAAATTAAATCATTGCTTGCACCCGGCACTGCATCATTGATAAATTTTGTTTTGTATTTTCCGTCGAATCTTTCGGCCAATCTACTTGCCATTCCTAGCCCTGGTTCTGCCAGTTCTGTGCCGGCCACATTACTATCACCGTTGAAATATATTAACATTAGGATACCTCCGATCGTCCGTCGCCAATATCTCGTGTTTTTACCACACGATTGGGATTATTTGCCATTTCTTGTTCCCACGTTTCCATAACCACATGTCGGCATACATTCTGAAACCATCGATCGATGATGTCGGAATCTTTGTCATTGGGCTTCATTTGATATCCGGCTCGCACTAGATTGGCAATAAATTTATCATTCCAATCTAGTTCAAATGCTCCTTGATGCATGTTCTCCGGATCCACGTCCATGCTGAGAATTGCCACATACGGCTCGCCTTTTTCTGTGGCAATTTCTTTTAAAGATTTTACCGGGGCCTTGGGTTTTTCTACCTTCGGTGCTGGCTCTTTAACTTCGGGTTTCTTTTTAAAGCGATCAAACAATCCCATATAGTTTCCTTAGAATAGATCTACAGCTTCCCATGGCAAATAATTTTTGCCAAAGTGTCCGTAGTTGGTTGTGCTGCCATAGATAGGTCTGAACAGGTCAAATCGTTCAATAATACCACGAGGTGTCAAATCAACATTGTCCTGGATCCATTGAGTTAATTCGCGACTCTGTTGTGAGTTTGCAGTTTCAACATAAAAGCTCATGGGCTGTGCTAGGCCAATGGCATAACTGATTTGCACAGTGGC